GGGATACCGAAATGGCAACCTACACAAAGCGCGGCAGCTCATGGAAGGCTCAGATTCGTCGGAAGGGTTACGAGACGATGACGGCCACCTTCGATACGAAAGCCGAAGCCCAACGCTGGGCTGACGGTATTGAAGGCGATATAGCCCGCTCGAAGCACGTCGATAAACGCGAGCAAGACCGGACAACTTTAGCCACCGCCCTGAATAAGTACCTCAAGGAAGTAAGCGACAAAAAAAAGGGGTCGACGCAGGAAGCGGTCAGGATTAAGAAGTGGCTTAAACATCCCCTCGCCGAGAAAACTCTCTCAGCAATTGACTCCTCAGATATGGCCGAGTATCGCGACGAGCGCCTCGATGATGAAGTATCGACGGCAACCGTTCGGCTTGAACTCGCGATAATCTCCCACCTGTTTACGGTCGCCGCTAAAGAGTGGCGTATGACCGGCTTACACAATCCCTGCACAGGTATCCGTTTACCGAAAGGTGCTAAAGAACGCGACCGCCGCCCGACTACTCTCGAACTCAAAAAGATTTATGCGGCTGCGGCCGAGATTCATATGGAGATGCCGATCATTATCGAACTCGCCGCAGATACGGCGATGCGTCGTTCGGAGTTGGTTTTGTTACGGCGGGATCAAATCCGTGGGAAAGTAATTTATCTCGAAGACACGAAGAACGGCGACCGTCGTTCGGTGCCGCTTTCGACAAGAGCGCGGGAACTTCTAAAGAGTTTGCCAGCGCGAATTGACGGGCAGGTATTCAGTCTGGCTCCCCAACTTGTCACCGTTTACTTTCGGCTCGCATGTAAGACGGCGGGGGTGGTCGGCCTTCGCTTTCACGACTTGCGCCACGAAGCGACTAGCCGACTATTCGAGCGCGGTTTCGAGATAATGACAGTGGCGTCGATTACCGGGCATAAGACGCTGGCGATGCTCAAGCGCTATACACACTTGAGCCCAGAGAGCCTCGCCGACAAGTTAGGCTGATGGCCGAAAGCTTGGCGGCTCCTTACGGGGTCGCCCTACTTTCACCGCTTGATGTTCCCCCGCTTCAAACTCCCTCAGAAACTTCCGCACCGTCTCAAGTCGCCAGCAAATCCGCGACCCCTGCTTATAGTAAGGAGGCAACCAATCCGGCCGACTTTGTACGGCGCTACGGATTGCCGACTCGGTTCGCCCCATGATCTTTGCCAGCTCGGGTACGTGCAGGATTTCAGGTTCCATCATTCACCCCTTCTTGATTGATTACCGCAAGTAACCGACGGCCGAGCCAACGAACTACCGGGACCGCCTTAGTGTTTCCGATTGCCTTATACCGATGCCCGTCGGGGCATTGTTCGGCGGGTTTGCCGCGCCACGGAATACGCGTGAAGTCGTCCGGCAAACCTTGCAGGCGCTCGGCCTCCCTCGGTGTAATAAACCGGAGTCGGCCGTTATCGAGTACGGCGGGGAACCGGTTTTTTTCGGGCAGCGCTTGGTGCTTGTCTAGTACGGCGTCGAGGGTTTGACTCACCCCGAAACCGTTCCACCATGCAGGCGCCTCAATCGCGACTATTCGTCGGCACTTGGGGCATTGAAGGATTCCAGTGCCAACTGAAAAGCCGTAGCCGCAGCGGCACTGGCGAACCTCGGCGTTACCCCCTTTCGGCTCAAGCGGCGAAGAATCCCGGCGCACGCTTCCGAGGTCAAAAAGTACCGCTCCGGGGTCGAATCCTTTTCGAGCGCTTGAGACAACGAACAGGCGGCGACGCCGTTGGGCCACTCCGAAATGTTGGGCATTAAGAACCCGCCAAGCGACTGCCCGCGTGGGTCCATACACAACACCAGCGTCTGTCCATTTGCGCCCTGTAGGGAGCAGCTCGCAGCTTTCCCCAACAAGCGCCGCAAGTAGGCATCCGAAGGCGTTCGCCTTGTCGGACAGGACGCCCGGCACGTTTTCCCAGACGACGATGCCGGGAGGTTTTCCGGCGAGTCCTCGAACATAGTCAATTGCATCTGCCAGCTCCACGAATTTGATCGCGAGTGCGCCGCGCTCGTCGGCCAGCCCTTCGCGCATCCCTGCTAACGAGAACGCCTGACAAGGCGTCCCACCGATTAGAACGTCTGGCGCTTCGATCTTGCCGCAAAGGACAAGACGCCCGACCCCGCGTAAGTCCCCGAGGTTCGGCACCTCGGGGTAATGGTACGCAAGCACCGCGCTGGGGAAGGGTGCGACCTCGGCGACCCACGCCGGTTTAAGACCAAGCTCTGCCCAGGCGACAGATGCCGACTCAATCCCACTACAGACAGACCCGTAAGTCACCATCGCAACCCCCCGCGTATCACAAGAAACAACGGCCTAATGGTTACACCGTCGTTTGGTTAGGTGCCGGCCAAATAGGCAACCGGCGCAAAGGGTATGTCATCGTCATAAGAATCAGGCGGGGCGGCTTGTTGGCTCTGCTGCGGTGCCGGGCGCTGGTTCGGCTGCGGTGCCGCTTGCTGCCCTTCCGGCTTCGGCCCGAGCAACTGAAGTGCCCCCCTCATATCCACGATGATTTCGGTCGTGTAGCGTTTCACCCCGTCCTTCTCCCACTCCCGCGTCTGCAACTTCCCCTCGATGTAAACCTGCGACCCCTTCCGCAAATACTGCCCGGCAATCTCGGCCACCTTCCCGAACAAGCAGACCCGGTGCCATTCGGTTTTTTCGACCGGCTGCCCCGATTGTTTGTCGGTCCACTTCTCCGAGGTCGCGAGACTCAAGGTAGTGACCGCGTTCCCGTTCGGCAGATAACGGGCGTCCGGGTCTTGCCCGCAAGTCCCCACCAGAATGACCTTGTTAACTCCGCGTGCCATGTGCCACCTCGTCGATGTAGTTTTTGATGGTTTGAACGAGCGCCAAGAATTCCGCCCGGCGTTCGGCGAGCTGACCCAGCTCCTCCTTGAAATCGTCACGGGTCGACCGATAAATGATTAGCTGCCCTTCCTCGGGGAAGTCGCTGCAATAGCTCACGAAGTCGACCCAATCCCGGCCCGAGCAATCGAGGTGCCCGACCAATTGCCAGCGATACGCCGGGTCGAATGAACCCCGCTTCAACGTGTCCCAGTGAACCCCCGCCGTTACCGACTTGATTTCGAGAACGCCGTCCTTCCCGATTAACCCGTCAGGCGAGTCGCCGTATTGTCCGCAGTCGAAGAACCCGCCGTTTGTGACCTCAACAAATCGCGACTCCTCGTAAAGCATTCGGGCGACCGGCTCCTGCAAATGCCCGCGCTCCATGTCGTCGGACTGGAAACTGAATTCCGCCTTACGCCCGGTTACGCGTTCAAGTGCAAGCTGGAGCGCGTAACGCTTGGCCGGGTCGCCGAACGCCTTACCGAAGTTCGCCATAAACTTGCCGAAGTTCGAGCCAGTCGCCTTGCCAATGCGCATCAGAAACCACTCCTCCGAGTTCTGCGCTACGTCATGCCATCCCATTGCTGCACTCCTCGATCAGTCGCGCTTGGTCCTCGTCGGTCATCGATGCCCGAGCGAGTACCGCGTCGAGGTTGCCGTCACGCATGTAGGCCGCTTTTGCGTTCTGCCAAGCCTTGACCGTGGCCGGGGAAATGCTCGCCACGGCTGGCGTCTTCGGGCTGATCCGTAGCCCTTCCATTACCTCCTTACCGAAACGCACATTCGGGTCGACGTACACCGTGACCTTGAGGTTTACCCAGTCCTCGATAAACGGGGAGCCGGTCAACTTCTTGAGCGTGTTGCTGTTGGTCGCGTTGAGGATCATCGGCTTGAGCTTCTCGCCGGGGCGCAGTTCGCGCTCAGCAAACCAAGCGGTGTTGAATACGTCTTTTGTTTTCTTGGTCCGGTCGGCTTCGAGCGTGACCCGAGCCACCGTTAAGACCGTCGGCCCAACGATGTCGGCGCTGCTCAAGTAGGGCGAATCGAAAGCCTTTCGGAAATGAGTTTTCGTTTCCACGTTGGAACTCCTAACGCTGGTCAACCGCAATAGCGGCCGGGGCTTGGTCGGTTACTGCGCCGCCGATTGCTTGCAGGGCGGCGAGGAAGAACCAGAAGCAGAGGCCGTAAAAAAATGATTTGGCTCTGCCCTGGAATTGCCGCAACCGAAAGCGGGTCATAGCATCGGCTCCGGGTCGTCGTGCGTCAGGCAGAGCAGGCTATCGATTCGGTCCTGAATAGCCCGTACCCGGCCGAAGTGTTCGGCGATTTCGCGGCCCAGTTCCTTCTCGTATTGCGTAACGAGAATGGCGGTGGGGTCGGCGTCGACTTCCGGCCATTCCACTTCCGTTTCGAAGTAACCGAGCATCGCGCCGTACAAGGTCGGATAGTCGCTCATGTCGGCGGTGAGTAGCCGTTGCTCCTCGCCCGGCTTCTGGTGTACGAACAGGCGGATAGTCGTCTTCATACTTTCTCCTTGGTCACAAGTTCGAGGATTTCGCGCCACGCTTTCGCCTCGTTTTGCAGGTCGCGAATCCGTTGTTTGTCTTGTCCGTGTGCCGGGCCGTCCGCGTAAGGTAGGCCGGCTTCGAAGTTCCGAATGAACGTTTCGCAGGCAGCAATCTGCCGTTTGATAAGAGCCGATTTCATTGATTGTTCCCCGTAAGAATCCATTTATGAGGCAGGCATCGATCACCCCCGGTAGGCCGGGGGCGATAGGTTGAAAGGGTTAGGAGCGGGGCGAACTAAGCGCGGAGGTAATCGCCGCAAGTTGAGGCAGAACGATATCCGAATACATGGTCCCGATGACGCCAACGACGAGGACGAGGAGGAGAGCGGCTATTGCTTTATCGGTAGTGGTCATGGCGGGTTGCTCCTTGCTTGGGTGTGTCTCAAGAATAAACCAAGTGATCGCCACGTCAATAACTCAGGTTATATATTTTTTACCGGGCAGAAAAAACCCGCCGAACGGTGGCGGGTTTCGTGTACCAGTTTGGGCTTACCCGTTGAGCGCCTCAAGGAGCCGGCGAATCTCGGCGTGTTCGGTAGCGCGGTGGGCGTCGGAAGCCCAGCAAGTAACCTTCCAGAGCCAGACGGTGTAAGCCCTAATGCTCTCCGCGTCGTCGGC